CTAGCCACGATAAATTAATTGATACAACATTTGATTATTATTACGGTTAATATTTTGCACGTTGTTGACTAATCGTCTTAAAATCTTAGCGTCAATCTGATATTTGACGCTACCTTTAAATCTTTTGAATAAATATTTATTCCAGCAGAAAATTATGCTATACTTATTAAGTACCATATGGAGAGTTGGCAGAGTGGTAATGCACCGGACTCGAAATCCGGCGAACCGGCTAATACCGGCGCGCAGGTTCAAATCCTGTACTCTCCTTAAATTGATTATCTGTACCAACCTTGAGCGTCGTCAATCGTTGAGTTGACGGCGTTTTTTGTTTTTAATAATCGCTTTAAAACTGTATAAATAGATATAACGGTGCACTTTTTGGTGCACTCTTGCTAAAAAATACTAAATTATGCTGATTTTTTGCACTTAAAAGTGCACCAAAAATATTAAAACGTGCCTTGACCCCTTATTCCATAAGGGTTTTAGGTTCAAGCAAAAAGCACACCTACACCTAGGCGGGTAATACATAAAAAATCCCCCACGCCGAAGCGCAGGGGATTAATTATACTACTATTTTGATGCTTGTGAGGCGGATTCAGAGTTAGGTACTGCAGAACTATTTACCGCAGCTACTGTTGACGCTGGCGTTGGTGTTTCATCAGCAACTTTGTTAGCTACTGCTTCGATTTGACTTTCCTCGTCACTTTTAACTGTTGGCGATGTCACTGTTTGAACGTCAGTAATGACGCCCAGCATACCAAGGATCGTTAATACTGTGTTAACAACGGCAACAATGGCTGACCAATCACCAGTAAACTTAATGCCAAACATGGCAAAGACTTGTTGAACCAAAACGATCAGTAAGGAAATGATCCCAGCGATCAATTTACCATTCAAACTACCGTCGACATTCTTGAAGCTAATTTTTTTAATCATATTTTACCTCCTAAAGGAACTTTTCTGCGATATAAACAACTAACGTGACGAGCACGCCACTAACCAAGACACCGATCAGCCAATTTTGAATGGTTGTCACGCGGTCAATTTGATGGCTAGCTTCAATGGACTTGGCCAGCGCCTTGTCAGCTTTTTCACCAATATCGTCAACTTGATTCAATTTTTCTTCGATGCTCTCGACTTTAGTTTTGGTGGCAGCCACATCCTTTTGAATATCCATTAATAACTTAGTTGTATCGTCGTATTGTGCCATTACCGCACCACCAATCGCTGGCCAGGATAGATAGTAGTGTAAATTGACTTTCCATTCTGGCTAGCTAATGTAGTCATGCTCAGGCCGTTGCGTTGTGCGATTGTCCACCAACTGTCACCATACTTAACTGTGTAGTACGTATGAGTTGCACCACTTTTTACATATTCCAGCGTATTACTTGCCGGGCCGGTTGCTAGATAGCCATAACCATTAAAACGTGGTTGCCGTGCCCAGCGATAACCGCCCTGAATGATGGCTTGATCAGTCTTGACCGTCGTTCCAGCTGGCAAAGTCGTGATGACACTTGATGACGTTGACGCTCCAGTGTGCAGTTTGACCGCAGTCTTGAGTGTGTAGGTCTTCGTTTCCTTGACCCACTTGGCCGAGGCAACTAGCTTTGAAGTGTTTTTGTTTGCTTTTTGGTTGTTGGCCTTAACTGCAGCTTTATTAGTTGGCTTTACCTTTGATTTCTGACCAGCTGTGTAGTAATCACTATTTAATTGGCTAACGTCAAAGCCACCATAGCTAATACGGAACTTAGCCGTTGATGACCACTGCCATGCGTGGTTACTTGAATACCAGTTCTTACCACTAACCACATACGGGTAAGCGGCAATCCAACCTGTTTTACCCTTGATGGTCATCTTGTTGTTAGCCCATGATCCAGACGTATAAACGTCGGCACGATAACCAAACTTCTGAATTTCTTTCATGAACGCCGCATTATTGCGGTCGTTGGTTGCTTTGGATTGGTTATTGGCTTCCTGTGATTCTACGTCAGTCGCTAGTACCGCGCCAACTGGTAGCCCTGCCGCTTTAGCCGTTTGCCCAGCAAAGTCAGCTTCGGCGATTGCTTGTGCTTTAGTGGCATAGCGTGCAAAGTGGTAACCGTTGACATATAATCCGGCCGCTTGGACATTTGCAATGTTGCTGGCAGCATACGGATCCTTGTACGTACCGCCTTCACTAATCTTGACCGTAACAGCCTTGACACCAAATTCATTACGCATCGAAACGTATTCGGCGGCACTCATGTAGCCGTTATTATTCGATACATCGACCATATCCATGCGAGCAGCGTTAGCATTTAGCCCTAAAAAAAGAGTCGCCATAGTGGCAACTCCAGTCAGTAATAGTTTATTTTTTAGTTTCAATTGTCTACCTCCTAATTTAGCTTTTTGAAATTGGTATTCTATTAACAACCCAGCTTTGATAGTAATAGCAGTTATAGAATGTTCCGTTCGTGTCAGTGGCATTTATCATAACAGCATTTGGCACGCCACTAGCATCCAAACTGTCGATAAAGATTATTCCTCTCGTCCATATATTATCAAACGGATTGTTTTTCGCTAAATCTGCGCATCTGAATGTGTAAAAACCTAACTCCAATGATAATACTTTTCCATAAAAATCCTGGCCAGATAAAACTTCAAGTAAATGTCCACCGTTATCAGCCGTAATTTTTTGTTTCTGAAAGTTAGTAGTGTCAGTTGTTCCCGGTAGTGCATTAGCCGCAATATTTTTAAATTTATTAACAAAATCATCAAAAGTAATCGTGGTAATCGTGCTACCATTGGCGCTTTGAATGTTATTGGTAATGGCAAACCCAGTTGATCCATCACTAGGATAGATTGACGTCCCAGTACTATCAGCCACCCATACTTCAATGGCATAGCTACCAGCTGGCAAACTAGTCATCAAGTCAGCATTAAACTTAACGGTAACTTGACCAGTCGTTGGATCCGTTAGACTAGCTGGGTCAACTGTGGCCGATTTAAGATAGCCACTAGCATTGCCCAATTTAGCGGTAATTGAAGTGGCATTAGTTAAATCAGTGGCCACGTTATCATTGCCACAAATTAACGAAAAACTGGTAGTGGTATCACCAATCTTAACCGTTTGTGGGGACATATCCGTAAAACTAAGCGTTTTCGCCATTTTTAGGCGCCTCCTTTTCAGCCAACTTGGCATTAAGCTGGTCAATTTGAACTTGTGCCATCGCTAATTGCTGGTCTTTAAGGGCAATCTCTTGGGCATAGTTACTTGTCAGCTTGTTGACTAAAGCTTGTGCGTCAATATTCATAATTTAAGCCTCCTGTGTTGTCGTAGTCGTGGTCGTGGTAACTGGCTTTAAAGCGGTCAGACTGTCAATCAGTGTGTCTAGTACCTTCAATTTAACCCTATCTGCTCCCCCAGCACCTCCAGCAATGGCAGTGTTAAATTCATCCATGGTAATACTTACCTGTGAACTGATACCAAGTGTATTAATCTGAATGCTAATTGTCATAATGTTGTTCGTGTAATCCGGTTTATAATTCGTGATTAAAATGCTATCCATTTAATTTGGCCTCCAATTCTAATAAATGCCCATTTAATTTGTCAATTTCTTTCTGTTGTTCCTGTACCGTGGCTAGGGTGGCATTTAATAGCACACTGTCATCCACCCCACATAGCTTGCCGTCTTCATCACGGCTGACAAACACGTCTGGCAATTGCCACTGCTTAGTGTCATTCACATCATCAACGATTGAAGACAACCTAATATGGCTGGTATTATCGTCAGTCTTGTACTGGTATGTTGCTAGGTCGATTGAGTTAACTAGCTGTGCCCAATAAGCTGTGTCAACCTTTTTAACGTCTCGCTTAACACTTAATAGGGACGATTTAATTAGGTTTTCATAGTGAATGGCACCCGCATATAGCCCTAGCATTCTACCACGTGAATCACCCTTCTTGAAGTATAATGGGCTACTATCAAGCATGCCGATAGTATGCCCAACGCCTAGAAACAGGTTTCCAATTTTAGTGTCTCGATATAACGAAATAGCCCTTGTATTGGCAGTGTCAATTCCAAAATTAGCAACCTCATTGCCATTAATATCTCTAATTCTCCAATAAGCGGAGTTAGATTGTGCATATATATTGCCATAAGCGTCCATAGTAACTCCGTTACTGCCAATGTTATCGGCATTACCAGCAAAGTTTATTTTCTGTGTTGGCCCATACAAATAGATTCCTGTGGACGGTGTTACGTTAACATAGCCCGTGATTGTCTCTGTATTGGAAAAAGTCGCATCTTTAGTTGACGTATAACCCGAGTGTGACTCGAAACCTTGACCGTTAATTACTGAATCATAAGCTAAGTATTGCCCATTACCGATCATTGAACGATATTTATAGTTAATCGCCCCAGATTCAACGCTCGATTGCAGTCCAACCGCACTGTCAAAGTACGTTGACTTATATGCTCCGTCTGGCGTAATAGTCATTGGATAATACTTAGCGGTGTTATTGGCATTATTAATAATGTCACCACCATGGAACGTTGTCCCGTTGATAGTTGAACCATTAATCGTACCAGCATTGATTGTTGGTGAGTATAATTTACCGCCGTTAAGCGTCATATTCTTAGCCGTTACCGAGCCATCTTGTTTTACTGTGAAAGTTCCGTTGTTGGTGCTAAACGTATTAGCCTCAATGTCGGCCGCTTTTAATTGCTTACCAACAAGGAGCCTGTCGATATTCGCGCTTTTCATGATAACGGGGTCGTCACTATCGAGAAGAATATTTTTACCAGATAGCGTCAATTGACCACTAGTTGAAATTAGGGTGTTACCGGCTTGCATATTAATCTCAGCAATTAATCCTTTTTTTTTAACTCTAAGGTTAATATCATTAGCCGTCTGCGTTTTGTAAGTTGAAAAGTCGCCATTAGATACTTTACTGGAAATCATACCAGCAGTTTGCTCTTTATACGTGTTAAAATCACTAGATTTAACCTTACTAGATATTGCTTTAGCGGTTTCGTCTTTGTAGGACGAAAAGTCACTGGTAGCCACCTTTGAGGAAATCAAGTCTTTAGTAGTTTGCTGATATGCTGAAAAAGCACCATCGGTGACCATCTCTCCTATTTGACTAGCAGTCTGTTCTTTGTAACTAGCATATTCTGAATTAGAAACTTTTGAAGCTAGTCCATTTCCTAATTGAGCAATCGTTAGAGTGGAACCACCTTTTAAAGCAGTCACTGCTTGGCTAGTTGTGTTACCAGTATCTATTGCCGTAACCGCTTGACTAAATGCACTGTCAGCCGCACTTTGGGCTTTAGCAGTAGCTGTAGACTGCACAGCTATCTCTGAATTGGCATAAGCGTAGGTGCTATCTGCGGCTGATTTAGCAACATTAGCTGTTGAAGCCGCTTGACTTAGGGCACTCGCGGCACTGGTGAATTTATCGTTTGTGTTATTTTGTAAAGCGTTTTGAAGCTTTGCTAATTCTTCATTGTAATCGTCTTGATATTTCTTGTATCTTGCGCGGTCAATATCACTAGCATGATTGGGGTCTGCTAGAATATCAGCCATGAATTTGTTTAAATTGTTGTATGCCGTAGTTACGGCGACCGTGTCAATCCCTTCATCTTTAGCATTCTGTACGAGAACGTTAAGTTGAGATGTTAAACCAGCGAACTGCACAATGTTATTTTGCTTTTCAATAACATTCATTAAGTTGGGGTCATTTAAGTTCGTGACCCCACCAGCCGCATTATCAGCCGTATTTTGCGCCTTGATAATTTTGATACCATCGTCAGTTAATATGACTTGAGTTGCATTAGATTCAGCCATTTATACTCCCCCTTTCTTTAATCATCTGTATTAGCATTGTCATTTATCGTCCCCTTATCAATCTTGCTAGCTGGTGCCCGTACAATAATTGGTATCGTGATAACCCTTGTTACCTGATGATTAGTCGTATGGTCATTTGCTGGCCGGCAATGAAAAGTTAGGAATAATGACAGTTCGTTATTGGAATTGTGCATTAGGTGGCATGTTTCTGGTTCAACATTGTGGTCTGTAATGCCTAAGTCAATGTCGTTAAGCTCATCAACTGCAAACTCTTGACCCCCATGAACAACGTTGACGGCGTACATCATACGCTTATCTTGCATGTCCATGTCGCCACTGTGAAAAATTACATAGGGAAAACTTAAAGTCTGTGATTGGTAAGTTTGATTTTGAAGATCAAAGCCATAGTTAGTGATATTGATGGAATATTGAACGTTATAGTTGCCATTCTTAATATCAGCAAGCTTAATAATATCTTGCCGGCCGTTGGTAAACCCACATAATACATAGCCGTTAGCAAAGTCAACATTGACGTATCGGCAATCAGCTATGGTACAGTAATGTGTCATTCTGCTGTCAGTTGGTTCTAATTTGAATCCCGGAATATACGGAAACCGACTAACAGCATATAAGTTATTGCCTTGGTCAACACAGGTGGAAGCCCATATATAAGCCGTTCCATTTGATTCTTCAATATCAAAACTAGCCCCATGCCCGCCATTAACAACCGTCATAGCACTAATTACGTTGAAATTGCTGTCGTGAAGCACGTATAGTGTGTCGCCGTGGATTGTTTGTGATCCAATGTAATTCCCGTTTGACAGTGGACACATGTACTGTCTACCAATGGCGCCAATATCGACATTAGTTGGCAGGAAATTAGCTACCCGTTTGATATTGGCCGTATCAAGCTTAATCTCAGGGTCATCTTGAATATATCCTGTCTCGATTGTTCCGCTTAGAGTACCAACGGCATTATAAGGGGCTTTAACTAAGTAGCCTGTTTGCTCATAATTGGTGTCAACCGTGCCATCAGGGTTATGCCGGCGCCAGATAAAGCCCTTGCTATCAATGTAGGATGAAATATTAGTATTGCCTTCCCAAGCCTGTAAGATTAACCGCTTAGTCTGCGTAGTATCAGTGAAGTTGTTACCGTCAGGGGTTAAAGCGACCGGTTTTACTGAACTGGCGTCTGCTTTAGCCTTCGCAAGGGCATTACTAATAGCATTCTGATAACCTGAGAGCCATGCTGGTGTTGCTACTTGAACGGTCGTATACTCGCCAAAGCCGACTGTGTTGCCATACGGGTTAGCAAAGCTGATTGTCCGTTGAATAACACGTCCACTAGCGTCTAATACCGGCTTAATTAACTCATCTTTAAACCTGATTGTGGCGCCTAATGGTGGATTGAAGTCTGGCGTTACAGCAACCTCATAGTACGTTCTAGGATGGTTGTATAGTTTGAGCATATCTTGTGCCCATGACTTTAATCCCTCTGGGTTCTCTATTAGATTAGCCGTAACTGCGGCTTCATAGTACAGCCCACTTTGCCAATCCGGATTGTATCGTTGATTGGCCTCATCATCGACAATGTAAGGCTTGCCATTATTGGCATTGGTAATTGTGCTACCGTTAGCCCCATATGGAATTAACTTAGTCACCGGTGTTGATACCGTTGTCCGTTTAATACTAGTCATGTTTTTACCAAATACTGCCTCGTTATATACCACGTCAGCATTAAGCTTATCGGTAATGACACACACCTTTTTCGTGATGTTCCCTTGTGAGTCAATCTCAACATAAGGGTCAATCTCGACATTGTAGGCTTGAATTAGTGTCTGTAATAACGTGCTAGCCTTAGTCTTACCGTCAATGCTAAATAATGACACTATAGTGTTGGTAGTCTGAAAGTCTAGTGTCCAGCCGGTAGCATTAAAGCACTCTTTGAAGGCCACTTGAATAGAGTTATTGCTAGGAGCCGCTGCAAGTGGGTAATGATGAGCTAGTGTGTATAAGCATAGGTTGGTAAAGTTAGCCGTTGTAACATGCTTAACAGCAGCAGTATTTCTTTCTTCCACGCTGTATATACGCATGATATACCAATGACCTGATAGCCCATCATAATAGGCAAGATTATTACCAGCCACTACTTTATCTGAATCTGGTTGGCCTTGAAGCACGTCTAATGAACCTTGATGGTCAAACTTTTTAGATTGAGCATTCAGGTTAATGGTGCCGGTATAACTGTCTTTAGTTCCCACATTAGCATCATCATCATAGCCCGTGCTGGTAGTGTCTGAATCGGCTAATTGTAGCTTAATACTGTCATTAGAAAACTTAGTAGCACCATCAACGGTCAGGGTCCCAATCCGCTTTAAATTAGGGTCTAGGATTAAGTACTGGTTATTTAAAGCCATCTGTATAACCTCCTTATTTTAGTTATGTAAAAAGGCCACCCAATTGAGGGAAGCCTTTAAAGTGTTGTTATAGTAGTCTAGGTATATACTTAAGCGTCATTTGTGCGTCATCTAGGTCACCAATCATCGACAGGCTATTAACCCCCGGCCTAAGCTTAGGGTAGTCAGTTGACCAAACTGGTGAAACTAGCTTGCCACCAACTGTTGTACTATTAGTCTCACAATTTAGGACAATCTCTTGACCAGCGTTAGCAATGTACGTTGTATCACTCGGAGCAACCTTATTCACCTGCCAAATTCTTAGGTTTGCTAATGACATGAAGGGGTCTTTATAGTCAATTTTATTGTGGTCTTCCGAAATTGGAAATTTTAGAAAAGTTACTCCAATGCCACCGAGTGGACTGTTAAATCGGTTGTCACGGTCAACAAACGTTCCACTAACAACTAGATGTTTCCTTGAATCTGTATAGGGTTGACCAGTATGCGTATTATATTGCGTAATACTCCACGTGAATACCTGTCCCTTCTTAATCATGTCTAACACGAATATCCCATCGGAAATACAGTCAGATTCTTCACGATTAATCAAGGTTATAAATTTTCTGGTTTTATCATTAATTGATTTTATCCGTATATATTCGTCTCTTCCGTTTTTAACAGCACCTGAGGGGCCGTAATCATAGTATAGGTTGCGGTGCTTTCCATCATCCTTTTCAATATACGACCCGGGCTCACATAGCTGTAATCTAATTAGTGGCTTCTTTCCACCACCAAGGTCTAAGATACCAAAGCGTGCAATCATTTCCCCGTTTGCATTTAAAAGTAAAAGTTCACACCGCCCCATTGCACGACTATTATGGAAACCAGAGTATTTCAAATGATACAGACTAGTTACAATGCGCCAGTCAGTCAGTGATTTTGTCATGCCAGTATACCGATAAGCTGGGCCATACCATGTATCTTCAACGCCAGAAGGTAAAGGACCATAGTCCTTTTTACCTGAATCATTAGCAACTATCATAACCGTGCTAGATGGGTTTATATCGCACGAACCTTGATAAATTGGATTGTCACTAGTTTTCATTACACTGGTAACACTGGCATCTTTGGTCCATGTTGCCATACTTGCAATTGGATCCCGGACAACATCTGTAAATGGTTGAACAGCACTAGCTTGGTCCTCAGGAGTTTCTGGTCCAATTCCATATTGTCCACCATTTAGAGTAAAGCCAATGTGCTTTAAAGCTCGCTTAGGTATAATCTGAATAACCGGCTCTGTCTTAGCAGTGCCACTAACAGTAATCGTGTTTAAGCCATTATTTAAAGGCTTCTCAACCTGTGGCAAGGTTGCTCGTGGGTCAGACTGCTCAAAGGTAATGGTTAGTGTCATGTCATACATACCCGTGTTAATTGGGGCTGGATCGCTAATTGCGGTAATATGCCCCCAATAAGTAACCTTAGGTTCAAAGCCAAATACTAGTGGGTACTCTTTACCATTATCGCTAGGGTCATCACTTAATAGCAGACCACTTAAATGGTGCATCACCTGATTAAAGGCATCTTGGTTATCAGCACAGTAGATTGACACTGGAATACTAATCGTCCGACTGGTAAAGTCAGTGCCGTTAAACTGGTTACCATACATGGCCGGTATGTCAGTCACTTGTTCAGCCATTTTCGGTGCACTAGGTAATACCACGTTACCCATTTCAACCTGTAGGTCGTCCCGGCTATTTAAACCGGCATATTCAAAATCATCTCGTTGTAAAGTCACGATTTAACCTCCTTTTTAAGTTTAGCTATGTAAAAAGGGTGCCCAATTAAGGACAACCCTTTGATTGATGGCTTTAATACCCCATCATTTGTGAATATTGTGAAGCTGTCTTATTGTCAGATTTAACGGCATTAACCACGTCAGATTTAGCAATGACTGCTTGAACACTGCCTTGACCTGATACTAAAGCAGCCAATAATGCAATGACTTTATCAAGCTTCTTATTACTTTCACTGTTAGTAGACGCAATCTGATTACTATTGTTGCCATTTACCACTTGACTAGCCTGTGCGATTAACTGGTTAGCCCGACTCTTGTTAGTCAATGGCAGCACCATTTCAGGCTTGTTGTGTTCAGCAACCTCAATCAACTGGTTAGTGTTGATAATGCCACCGTTTTCGTAACCCATTGGCCCACTAACACGAGCAAACGCACTAGGGCATGATCCATAAATAGCCTTCATATAATGAATACCAGCTAGCAAGTCATCATAGCCATTAAGTGGATTGTTATGGCCGGGGAACTTGTAGGCATCAAATGTTGGTTGGATAGTTTGAACCAGCCCTTTAGATGGAATACCCATTTTAGCGTTAGAGTCCCAATTGTTAACCACTGATGGGTCACCATTTGACTCACGTGCAATAACCTTCATCCAAGCTGAGACTTGACTAGCACTGGCTTCAAAGCCATTCTTCTTCAAGGCTTTGATAACATCTGGCTTCCAACGTTGAACACCTGAGCCACCGGGGTTACTACTGCCGCCGTCACCAAACTCATCGGCTAACTTGCTGATGAACTTCCAGAAACCACTACCTACTTGCTTTTTAATGGTGCCTAACAGGCCACTAGACTTAGATGACTTATCTGAGCTAGTGCTGTCAGATAAACCGGGTACTCGCCCATAGCCAGCGAATGACCCATAACCACCACCATGCACTTTACTGATACCCATACCAGAATGCTCATTTTCAGCACTATAGAACTCGCCATTACCGGTGTATACCCCAACGTGGTCGCTACCACCGGGGCCAAAGAATACCAAGTCGCCTGGTTTAGGATTGCTGACATACTTAGAAGCCTTATACTGCTCACCTGATGTCCGTGGAAAACTAATTCCAAGTTTCTTTAGGGCGTACTCAACTAGGCCGGAACAGTCAAACGCACTAGGGCCCTCAGCACCGTAAACATACTTGTTTGTGGCACCATACTTCTCCATCGCATTAACTAGGCTAGAGCTGGATGACCCACTGTCTAGGCTGTCACTAACGCCACCCCATAGGGTTGACCACCACGTCTTAGCTTGCTTCTCAACGCCATTAAATAGGCCGTGACCAATGTTACTCATGACACCTGAGATGCCCTTAGAAGACCAGCTAAATAGGTTTTCGAGTGACTTAATTGGGTGAGCAATAACTTTTTCGGCGGTATTAAAGAACTTCTCTAGTCCATTGACCTTCTTACCAACCCAACTAGTCACGCCTGAAATCCCACTAGTAACGCTATTTAGTATGTCACCAAAGAAGCCACCTACTCCAGTACCATTTGAAAAGTGGCTAACACCTTGCATCGACATTAGCATGGCTGTCTCACTAGCATTTAATACCTCGGTGCCAGCGGGTAACATCATCTTAGTGTTGCGTCCTTGAACAATACCAGAATCACCATTAGGTAGCATGACCATTTCTTTATTGCCAGTTTGTGGACTGTCATTACCATCATTAAGCATGGCCATGGTAGGACGTGTAATTGGATTACGTGATCCACTAAACATCCCAGTACCAGTGGCAAAGTGAACATGACTTAAATCGCCAATGGTTTTCTTTTTACCACCAAACGTATGGATGACACTATCAACCGCATTGATACCACCATTGATAAGGTCGATAACATCATTCATGCCGTCTCTAGCAAACTTCTTTAGGTTCTTCCAGAGCCCTTTGAAGATATTCTCAACGCCGGTACCTAAACTAGACCAGCCACCCTTAAATTTACCCTTGAATGTTGATAGCCAGTCACCCATTGAATGGCCGAACACTCTAGTATGGCGCAAGTCTTTATTCCAATAGCCGTGCAGGTTAGACCGCATTTTGTTCCAATGACTGTCCCAACTATGTGCAAAGCTCTTTTTCCAGCCAACCCATTTGGATCCCATGCTACTAAAGAAGCCCCTAGTATGCTTATAGGACCTATTCCATGCACCATGCAAGTTACTAGTCGTAGTGTTCCAGTGCTTTGACCAACTCTTTCTAAAGCTAGACTTCCAACTATTCCACTTCTTACCAACACTACTAAAGAATTCTCTAGTATGCTTATATGATCTGTTCCATGCACTATGCAAGTTACCAGTCATAGCATTCCAATGGCTGTTCCAACCTTTTCTAAAGCTATTTTTAAAGCCGTTCCATTTCTTGCCAACGGTGCTAAAGAAGTTTCTAGTGTTCTTAATGGAACCATTCCAGTTATTTCTGAGTGATTTACCCATGTCTGACCAGTGTTTGTTCCAGCCTTTTCTAAAACTCTTTTTAAAGCCATTCCACTTCTTCGACATGTTTCCCAGTGCTTTTTTTACCGACTTGCCGACATTTGAGCCCCACTTAGCAATACCTTTACCAAAGTTCACTACTGCTTTAGCGGTCTTGTTAACCCAGTCTCTGAACGGCTTAATGTGCTTGTAAGCCTCGTAGAATGCTACACCTAATGCAATCACAGCAGTTAAAACTAGACCAATTGGGTTAGCTAGTAACAGTCTGCCTAATGACAGGAATGATTTACCTAGTGTCTTAATACCAGCACCTAGCACGCTGAATGCCTTAGAAGCACCTTTATAGGCGATTTTAGCCGTCCACTTTAAGCCCCTACCAATCTTGCCACCGACTGATTTAGTGTGTGCCCACATACTGCTAAGCACACCTTTGGCCTTAGTGGTGGTTACACTAGCAGCCATCTTTAACCAGTGACCCATTCCAGTCCCAGCACGCTTGACAAAACTTGCAAACTTGGTTAGTTCACGCTTGCCTTCAGCGCCATCTACCTTTGGTTTGAACACAATCCGGCTAAGCTTGCCACCTAGGCCCTTCGCCAAGTCTAAGCCACTGAAGGCTAGCTTTAATGCAGATATACCCTTACTTGCTACAAAGGCACTAGAAGCTAAACCAGCGAATACTTTAGGGTGTTTCTCAGCAAACTCACCGACAATCTTCAATATTGGTTCAATATCCTTTAGCGATTGCACAAACACATTAAAGGATGTCTTAGAAGCTGTCTTCATTGAACTAAAGAATGACTTTATTTCTTTTTTGTGAGCAACGATGTTAGCACCCATTTTATCAATGCCTTTTGCTAGGTTAGACAACATTTTATTGAGGCTATCACCAACATTAAACTTTTTACCAGCAAACGCCTTAGTTATGTCATTAATCTGCAAGGCTAGCGCATTGCCAACATCTTTAAACTCAGATTTAGTATTTTTATCGCCAATCCACTTGGTAAACTGGCCCATTAATGGGGACTTCATATTGGCAATTGGCTTGTAAACGGCATCTAATAAAGCCGGCATTTGAGTCTTAATTGACCGTTCCATACCGGGTATGGTCTTCATCAAGTTTTCTGAGGCTTTGGCATACTTGCCACCAAGAGAGTTCATGACTTCCTCAGCGTCTTTAGCACTAATCTTGCCGGCACTCATCTGGTCACGTAGTGTTGACATGGTTAGCTTACTGTTATGCTGTTGCTTCTTTTCGAACTCTAGCATTTTACCAGCGTACATCGGCAATTGGTCGTTAATCATGTTAAAGTCACCAAGTTGCATCTTGCCACTTGATAACATGTGAGTAAAGTTGGTGCCTAGTCGGGTAACATTCTCATCACTTAGGTTAAGCGTATCACCCAACGTTAAGATGGACTTAGTTAATTCTTTAGTCCGTGGTGCATTATCAAACACATGGTAAAATGACTGGTTAAGTTCATCAACCACATTAATGTTCTGGTTGAAGGCTGAGGCTAACTCATTACCAATGCCGACCATTTGTTTACCTTTTCCGTTTGAACCAGTTAAAGTAGTCCATGTGGCCGTCATTGTACGTTGCTTGTTATCATATTCTGTTACAGCACTAGTAAGTTCGCCAAAAGATGCCGTTATACTCGATAAAGCGTTGGTAACCCCATTAGCAACTAAGTGGGCGCCTAATATGGTACCAAATAAATGAGATGTCTTCTTAGCCTTGTCATCAACGGAATCTAACTTAGACCGTACACCTGACATAAAGCCATGTGGTTCTTTTTCCATCGCCTTAACTAGTTCTTTTTGACTAGTCTTAGCCTTAGCCATGGCTGTTGCAGTCTCATTAACACGCACTTGCTGACGTTTATAAGCGTCGCTAGTAGCACCACTGGCCGTCTTAATCCGTTCCAGTTCGTTAGTTTGAGCCTTATACTGAGCTTCCATGTTAGAATAGGCCTGTTTTAAACCACCCAACTTAGCCTTGTTAGCTTCGGCTGACCTACCCTCGGCTTCTAGGCGCTTCACATAGGATTCACTTAAAGCTGTACTCTGTTTATATCCCTTTTGCAGATCTGCTAAACCTGAATTGTAATACTCAAGTCTATTTTTAGCCCGATCCAGCTGGCCACCCATTGAGTCGTATGACCGATTAGCTTTGTTAATCTCATCAGTCATCTTGGTATATTCAAGTGCACCATCTTTAGTGTCTTTATTTAGACCAGATTGACGCTTCTTTAACTCATCAATCTTAGCCTTTTGAGCTTCCATTGACTTAGCTAGCCCGTTTACCCTAGCTGCAGTGGCTTCTTGGTATTTTCCTGCCGAGTTTAGTGCGACTTCTTGAGCTTTCCAACCACTAGTGTTAGCTTTAACCTCAGCAGTTAACTGCTTTAGTGATTTAACAGCTTCTGCTGAATCTAGGCCAACCCTACTGGTCATCTCACGACCGACTACTTTTTTAGCCATTCTTTTTTAACCTCCTTTTAGGCACAAGCGCTAAAGGCCGTATGTTTGATTAATGGCCTCTAGCGGGTCAACCAGTTCAGCACGGTCTTCCTTTTTACGAGCGTTTAAACTAGCCATCATATTAAAAAAGGAACTATCATCAAATTCTTTAGGTGATAACCCCTCGGTTAATAATTGTTTAGCTAGTAAGTCGAAGTCTTCCTGTTGGTTTTTCAACTTTAGGACTTCCTTTTTAAGCTCACTGTTACGCTTGTGCCGGCTTATTTTGACGACTTAGCGTCTTCGATGGTTTTACGCTGCTTCTGTTCAGACAGCTTAATGTCAGCGTCTGAGATACCATTTAATCGCATGATTAGGTAGCCAACACCTTCTCCGAACCGTTCAATTGAGATGGTATTGTTAATCGTTTCCATCTGCTGATCGGTGTAGCCCATTACACGTTGCACAAAATCGGCCATATCGTCCTGTAATTCTAAGCCGTTTTTCATTGCATCTAGTTCAGTGATTTCCTTATCAGTGTCTTGTGATTCTAACATGCTAATTTGAACCTTGGTAGCTAGTCTAATGATATTGTTAGTTGGTGTTACATCGGCCGTCTTGTTGATTTTAAAATAGTTTTTAGCATTAATTTTCATAGTGATTTGTACCCCTTTATTTAAATTTGTATGTATTAAAAAGCCACCCAGTTGAGGGAAGCTTTTTAATTGTTGCTAGTGACCAAGTCCTACACCAGGAACTACACTCGCTGGAGCTAACACATAGCCACCAAATACTTCAGCGTATAGCTTGGTTAAGTCAAAGCCTTTATCAGTTGACTTGGCAACCATATAAGGTTGTTGTACCTTGTTGGAAGCTAAGAAAATGTTAGGCTTCAATGGTGCTAAAACAGTACCGTTCAAAGTTGTTGAGTAAGCAGCTTCATTGTTGGTATCAGTTGAGTTATTAGAGGCTTCTTCGACAAATTCAATGTTGTTGAAGCATTCGTAGATTGAGATGTCACCATCTAGTGATTGAGATTCGGCAATCATCGCCACATGAGGCTTAGGTAGTTGACGTACCCAGGCACCTGTATTGGCGCTTTGTGTGAACCCCTTTAGCATCTGATTAATCTTGAAGTCCAAATCTAAGGCGGTTAAAGCCAGCGCGGGCATAGACTTACCATAGGCTGTTCGTTTGACTTGTCCGTTCCCCCAGCCGGGAGTTCCGACCGCTTCAATGGCAGACACGTTGATTTGACTGAAACCTTCACCGTTATGGTCAGCAACATAGATGCCGTCAGTAGATAGACCTTTATCAGCGTCTTTAATTAAGTCGCCTTTTTCATCTAGCAAGGCAAAAGTTGCTTTGACAATGTTGTGTTTTGACATTTATAAATCTCTCCTTTAAATCATTTCATTTTTAGTTACATAAATTGTTTTGGTCACTTGGTTGGTATCTGGGTCAATTGTGTGGTGCTGACTAGATACAATTAACCAGCCGGCTGCTTTAAGGCTTTTCATCAAAGCTATTTCAGCTTCCAATGGATTAAAGTCATCGGCCAGGTTAACCTTATAGAAGATTTGAATTTCAACACCCATTGCCAGACCTTTAAACGTGCTGTTTGCAAGGTAAGCCGGGCTTGAATCGGTCTCCTGTAACAGCATGACTGTACTAGTAGTGTTGTCTAAATCTTCGTTAGGGATTGCATTCAGGTAGACTTCATCTAGCCACGCTAATTTGAGGGCGTTAACTAGGCTGGCTACCTGTGATACTGGTAATAGCACTAGTCATCGTCCCCCTTCTTATATTCATCTAGCATGGCGTTAAAGACATCATCTTGGCTGTCGGCTAAGTTCTCATCGACAAAGTGGTCAGCCTTAATGTACTTAGTACCATCGTTTAGCCTTCTGGCATTCATGTCATGGAATTTGTTAGTCCAGCCTACAATTGAGCTACCATCATGTTCACCGTCTATATCGTTGCTGTTATAACTTATATTGTCAGCCATGTGTCCGTACTTCTCGTCTTTATGACTTGAATAGTGTTTCTTTTTTGTGACTTCGGTTAAGTTATCAGCTAACTTCTTAGCACCGGCTTTGGTTATCTTCTCTTGTTCAGCCTCGTTAGGGACTAGCTTGTGGACGTCTTTAAGCCAGCTTGCTAGTTGGTCGGCCATATCATCGTTTGCCATAGCTAGGACCCCCTAGTAACCTGTTTTAGCGTCAAATAATCGCAAGACAGATAATTGCTAGAATCATCTATGCTGTCATTGATGACATCGTAAAGTTTACCCTTATACTGACATTTAATACCTTCGTAAACTTTAGGATTATGCCTAATGATGACCACTACTTGCTCTAATTGTTCAGCTGTGAGTTGATACGAAGATGCAATCGACCGTGTATAGGGTGCACAGTACAAACTAAACTGACTAACAAATGTCTGCTTACTAGTTCCGTTAATAGGATTTTGAACAGTTTTAACAGTGCCAATCTGTATACGTTGGTTAAAGTCAACTGGAGTTAACCTATTAATCGCCATTGTCATCCACCTCACCCTGCTTTTGGCTATACAGGCCTCGCAATTGGCCAATGATTGAATCAACAACTAAGTCAACTGGATTAACAGCATTTGAAGTGATTGATGTCCGATAATACCAGTATGAACCAGCTAAGGCGTAAACAGCCGTTTCAAACAAGTCATTCACGTCTTCCATCTCATAGAACCCAGGAACACTATTTTCATCCCCAATGGCCTGTTTAATGTAGCTAGTGGCTGCAGACAAATAGCCTTTTAGCAGTTTGTCGTCATCATCCCCGTCAATTCGCAAAGATGATTTCAATGTTTCTAAATCGGCTGCCACTTAAATCACATCCTTACTTAGCCGCCCAGATTGTTACTGTACTGTTTATTTATTGGCGACATAGTTGGCTAATTACTTCCCGGGAGTTGAAGCAGCAAAGTTGGCCGGCTGATCAGCAATTTTACTGAATGAACCCGCAACAAAGGCTTCCGTATCAGTGGCTTCAACATCAAAACGATCAATCACACGAATCTTAGTTTGGTCTTTTTCAAAGGCACCACCGCCAATATTGGTAGTCAATAAGGAAGTACTTTCTCGGTCAAACAAAGTTACCGCTTGCGACAAATCACCATAGTAAAGTGGATGAGCCTTTCCTGCCGTAGCCGTAACGTCAGGTAAGAACTTGTCAGCTACCTCTACAACTCGCTTCCCACGGATTAAATATTTATCAGGTTGTGTTGGATCGGGTTGCAATAGGTAACGCCCCATAGCATCCTTAACCTCGGAAAGTTCATTTAAACCAGACGTATTTGTCATTAAGAATGACGTGGACTTGATGGCGGGATCAACAGCAGTATTAATCATCGTAATAATGTCATCGAACTTGGCCAAGTTTGGCTTTTTAGGCGCTTTATTCATCGCCGCAATGATTTGAGTGTTGCGAGTAACAACAACTTTCTTAGCAATCCATTGAGACAGCCAAGCCAAAATGTTGTCCGCCGTATCCTTTAGCAACGAATTAGTGGCAGTGGTAATGCCGGCGTACCGATGAATCGTATATTTGACAAGCGATAGCTTGGGATCATCATTATCACCAATGGTAGCCGTTTCATCATCTAAATTGGCTAATGGAGTAACTTCAGCAAACTTTTCGTAAACCCGTGACCCGGTTTGAGTTGTAACAGTTTCCCGATTAACATATTGCTGTAATGAATCGAACTGGCGAACCAATGTGTTAATGGCTGTTTGAATATCTTGAGGGATAGTCAAACCAATTGCATTGCCACCTCCGTCGGTAGCAGAAGTTACCAAGTTCATAACTTTCGGGTCGCCCTTAATCATGCCTTTGAAGTTCTTAATGAATTTAGCCTTGATGTTTTTTTCTTCATCATCAAGTGGGGTCTTTTTCTTGTCATCCATATTGGCAATTTCTTGCGCCTTGCGTTCTTCTTCCAATTGTTCATGTAAAGCATCACGCCGGGCAACCGCAGTGTCGCGATCTTGTTTCATTGCTTTAAATTTATCTTGATCAAAGCTGTCGTCAAGGACAGCTGCATTTAACTTATCGTTTAAGTCTGATACCTTTTGCCCTTGGGCAATCCAAGCATCATTCATTGTGTTAATATTAGCCATTAGTTGGCCTCCTTTTGATTTTTTCCAAATAGAATATCTAATTTGCTGTTTCGTAATTCAGCAGATTTATCATTAGTAGTAGTTTCTTTTTTAGATGGTTTAGCTTTATCCTTATCCGCCTTGTAAATGAGATTCATCAGCTTATTAACTGCAGATTTAGGTGGAATATGTGAAATAGCATTAACCGGTTGTAATTGTTGGTCATTGGCAAACATAATTTCGTCAGCGAAGCCTTTATCAACGGCATCACTAGCAGTTAACCATGTTTCATTTGCCATTAGTTGTAGCAAGTCAGCTTGATCCATGCCAGTTTTAGCTTCATAAGCGCTGGCAATTGATTGATCAATGCCATTTAAAATACTGGCTTCATGTTCCAAATCGTCAGCATTACCAGCTGGTTGTGACCAAGCCTTATGGATCATAATTTGTGCAGTTGGTGAAATGTTAATATGATCGCCAGCCATAGCAACCACGCTTGCTGCACTAGCTGCTAATCCTTGAATATTAACTGTTACATTGCCAGCATAATTCTTTAGCATAGTGTAAATCTCACTAGCTGCAAAAACGTCGCCACCGTTGGAAGCAATATCAACTTCAAGTTCTTCATCGTCAGTGTCGCCGTCATCATTTAAAATGTCAGCAACACCCGAAGGTGATACTGCTGGCATTCCGAAGAACTGATAGAAGCCGGCTGTTTGATCATCAACAATATCGCCTTTAATCAAAACCTTCTTTGTCATCATTATCACCTCCTTTTCCCGATTGAGCATCGGGCATTTCATCTGGAAAATAACCAGTCTGCTGTAGTAACCATGTTGCTTGATTATTGGCAATTGTGCCATTTTTAGTTAGCCCTGATAGGGTAGTTGCAAATGAGTCGCCCAATGGATCTACAGCAGTCCGTATATTGGCCGTTATCTTAGCATTAAGCTTATTATCCAGCTCAGCTAAAATCGCCTGTAAATAGCGATTAAGGGCGTTGGTGTACATGCCTTTAATTTGGTCAATATTGCTTTGCTGGTCGCCTTGACCGTTCAAATAACTATCAGGAATGCCGAAAACTTTAGCAATTTGCTTACTCGTCCAATCTGTTTGGCTTAACAGCTTGGTAACATCGGCTTTCATTTCTAGTGGTTTGTAATCTTCAAGTTGATCAATAACGACCGGCCCACCGTTTGAACTGTTCACTTGCTTCATAAAGTTACGTGAACGGCTGGATTTCATCTTCTCACTCAGCAGCCCACCGTGCTGAATAGATAGGACGCCAGGAGCACTAATTGAACGTGCTAATGCAGCTAACGTTAAACTGTTAGACGAACTCTTGACTTGTAACTCACTCGATAATGCTTTTAACGGACTGTTACCCGTCATACCGCCATCGGTACTAGCCCAACGAATATGAATCATATCAGATTGCGGCACATATTGAAGCACGCCCAAGTTAGGCTCGTCAAAGGTAACCGTATAGGTTAAACCACTGCCATCATCTAATAAGTAGGTTTGCACTTGGCTCGGACGCAAATATTCCCAGCGCAAATCTAAACCGTTAGGATTACGCCAGCGATATGCAAAGCATTCACCACCCAATAGCAATTGTGAATACATGGACTGCCAAAACGTGTGGCCGTTAGCTGTCGTGCTAGGATTGTTTAGAATTCCTTGCGCTCGTGGCATATTAGCCATTAATTGTACCGTGGCTAAGTCTCCAGATATTTGATTAACTGCTGAATAAATATCTGAATTTTCCAAAGCGTCCTTGGCACTAACATAATCATTATTGCCAGTTGGTGACAAAAAATTAACGATATTATCGTCTTCTACTGGCACACTTTGAATACTAACTGAATTGTTTATTGCCGTTGGTGGTTCAAAAAAGGGCATTATTAATCACCTCCTTTTTGGCTAGCTGTTACGACTTCCGAAAGCCAGCCTACTAAAAACAAAGCTACAGCAATTGCTAGAACGCCTTGTGCCTGCCCCAATAAAAAGGCTGCATATACCCCAGCAATCATACCTAGAATAAAACACAGCACGTCAAAGTAATGCCAGATAGTTGCAAAAAATTGTTTAAAAATCATTAATATCATCTCCTAGCAATCCTGACTCCGGGTTATTAAACCATTCAAGAACTTGTTTTTCGTTCATACGTTCGACCTGTTTATCAGGATTGTTTACGTCTGAAAAGTCTTCAAAGTGATACATGGCTTGGAATAAGGCATCAATTAACGCATCTACCACATCAATCTTCAATGTGGCCTTAGCTTTATCGACTTGAATACCAATTTTGTCTTCATAAATTTCAGCATTTAGTAATGCCTTTTCCATAATTCGATCATCCAAGCGGTCTACCGAGCCTTCAACAAACATCGTCTGCAAAAACTTAGTTGGATCCTTCAATTCACTAGTCCGCTGCCGAATGGCTTGCAACGGCCACCCTGAATTTAAATCCAATTGCTTAATTGTAGGTGTTAGCCCCCACGCGTCATAACCAAAGAAAACAACTTCCAATCGATGCCGCTCAACAAAGTTAAGCAGCCATTGGTAAACCTGCTCGTCATTGATTAGTCCTTGCGGATGGCTACTAATTGTACAAAATCCCTTTTGAGCTAAGTCCCGATAATTAATACCGTCTTGCTTTTCTTTAGCTTCAATCGAACCAGCTTTCTGCCATGGAATAAAGCTATGCTGATAAATAAACCATCGCGGTTTGTCATTATTATCACGATAAGGAAATACAAACGCCAGCGCCGTGTTATCACTAAACATCGAGTAGTCAAAACCAATATAAACTTGCCGATCATCAAAACTAAACGACGGCACAATGGCTTTTTCAACGTCAGGCAGTTTCAAGAAGCTGTCGGTCGATTGTTCTAGCCACAGGTTAAGGTTTTTATTTTGGAAATCGTTGAGTGTGCCCGATAAAGCGTCAGAATCGCGCTTATCTGTCAAACCGTTCAGTAACACTTCTCGTTGGCTTGGTAAATCTAATAAGGGATTACTTTTAATCCACATATCGGGCTTATAAGTTTCATCAAGATTGTCCTGCGACCAAATAAGCCCCAAATATGTATCAGCATCGCGCAAATAATCTTGTTCCATAGCTTGCTGAATCATGCGCTCATCATCATGGAATGGCACGGTTGGATCGGGATAAGCTGTTGAAATTTGAATAAATTGCTTATTACGCACCTTAACTTGGCCCGAAACAATTTTAGAAATCTTCTGCCGTGTCTTAATTTCACCAATTTCATCAAATATAGCCGTTGTGAAATGAAAGCTATCGTACTGACCAGCCTCGTGACTGATTGCTCTTAGCTTGTTATTAGTCTTGCTCATTGTGACTTGGTCTGCTTGCGAAGACAATGTCCGAGTATCTAACCCACTATCAGCAATCAACGACTTAAATGGCTCAATAGTTGCAATCTTGGCTAGCATCGACTTAATGTATCCCAGAATCTTGCTCGTTTGTTTGTAATTAATAGAAGATACTAAGTAATCTTGGTTAGATAGCCCCAATGACTCAATCAAAAAACTATAGGCAGTGATAATCGCCATCAGATAAGTTTTGCCTTGGCCACGTGCAACGGAAACAATTGCTCGTGAGAAACGCTTGCCACCGTCATCATTACGCCAGCCAACCAGCATAGCCATAATGAATTCTTGCCACGGCATAAGCTTAGTTGGTTCGCCTGTATCAACGTTCGGACAGATGGAAGCAAATTTAAGCACTTGGTCTACTTTCTTAACCGAATAAGTAAAGGGAAATTCAACGCTGCCTTGACGCTGCAAGTCTCGGATATGGCGAAAAGCTGCCAATTTAATCAAATAGCCAGTAATCACCTTCTCATCAAGGACATCAAAGGCATACTTTGTGCCAAAATCAGTGTATTGTTGGCGAATCGCTGAGCAGTCTAATGATTGATAAGCTCCAATAACATCATGTGTTTGTGTTAAATCAATCTTCATTATCAGTCTCCTAGAAATTCTTTCATACGATCACTAATACTTCGCTCGTCCTTGTGGTCATCTAAGTTTAACTTGAGCAAATCACTACGTGACTTAGGAGATAGTCCCAATTCAGCGCCTAACTTCGTTAGATTCTTAACGGCTGAATCGTAAATTTGAGTCATCGGGTTTCGCTTGTAGCCCACAAAGTCTCGACCAATTTTTTTACCGGTCTGATCTTGTAACGTTTTATAGATTGCTTGGACTTCACCGTTTTCCTGGATATGTTTATACGCATTGCGATAAATCTCATATTGGGAAGCATATTGCTCTACAAGCCCGCTATCAATGCGCTTAACCGGGGTATTTTCTTCTAAAAATGGCACTAATCGACGCCAAACGACCTTAGCTTGCCGGCCCAAGTAAGCTGGCGGTGTGCGCGTTAATTGCCCATTGTTGACGTCTTTATCAGTTTTTTTCATTTTATCTGTCTCCTTTCATTATTGGTTGACCCCCCCTACCTAAAAATTTTCAAAAATTGTTTCTATCACAAAATAACGGCAATGTGTGTGCTCTTTTTGGGACGTGTTAAGGGGCGGGGGTTGTTTTAATAATCATTGCGACCAATTACACTCATAAATTCAAAGTCGCTTAAGTCGAACGACAAGCGCCAATAAATTGATTTAACTTTATTTCTCATTCATTAACACAACGATTGCTGATACATCATTGATCGGCGTTACACTTTTAAGCTCATTGCCTTGGCCTGTGCCATAAGTTAGTTGTTCCCAGTCCGTCTTAGCACGATGACATTTCCTACAAATTACAGCTAAATTATCGACGTTAGCTTTCAATGTTTCGTCAAACTCAATTGGCACAATATGATCCACAGTCTTAGCAGGTGTGATAACGCCTTGCGCTTTACAGTAAGCACATAAGTAATGGTCACGCTCTAGGACTTGTTGCCTTAGATGTGACCATTGTCTTGTCCGATAGAAACTATATTGCTGACACTTATCCTCATTACGATAACGTGTAACCGTGTTGTACTTGTGCGTGTACTGCTTGTCATTGCTACGTGCCCAACGTTGCCGACTAGCCAAGTACTCAGCTTCATGCTCATAGTGCTGTTGACAATAGTGGTCAGGGAATGCAACCATTGCATGGCAGTTAGGATAGCGGCATCTTCTTGTTCTTGGCATGTTGCTTCCTCCGTTTATGTTTAGCACGACGCTTCATCCATTTATCTAAGTGGGCATCCATCTCCGCTTCTTGTGGCGTGACGTAGCCATATTTTGTATTAATCATCTTTATCATGACGTCACTCCTTTATGTATCAAAAAACTCCCGCCAATAAGCGAGAGTAGTTTGAAGATTGTCCGTTTTGGAGCCGCGGACGCGTTTAATGTGCTTGGTAGGGATTTGCACCCTACATAACAACACCATCCTGTGTTGCCTCTTAAAACGTCTACCTATTCCGCCACAAGCACGTGTTAGCCAAAAAGACATATCGAAAAGACTAACTTCTTCATCATTGAGTGCCAATCTGCTTGTCGTCTCCGAAGATTTTGCCACGAGCTATCAGAGCAGTCCCAATAGCTAACTAATCACGTTATACAGTTTTAGCCCTCATGAGTGACCATGCTGTATAACTATATCGCCGGTAGGACTCGAACCTACATTCCATTGTGGCTTACCAATTAGCCCACAGCGATTACCAGTCTGTAATTTGGAGGATTACTTCATGCACGTCAATCACATTTGGCATACTACCAATTTAGCACGATTATAGGGGTCAAAAGTGCACGATTAGTGCACGTTTTTATATTTCATACAATCCAAACCCCTTAGCGCAATCGTTGATAAAAGTTTTCTTTAAGTCAAACGCTTTTCGACGGCTAACATTTATCATATGATTTGCAATTAATCCGTCAATTGTGTACTGCTGGTGTTTCTTAAAATATAGCTCATTTATAATTACTTCTGTATCACAACCAACGCCGTCTAAACAATCATCAATCACTTCTCGCTGACGCTTCAATGTGTTAATGCGCCGATCATCATCAATTGTAATGAGCGTATTTAACGCCGTTTCCGGATACTTGTATTGTGCCTTGCCACCTCCGACATTATCATCACGAGGGACAGTTGGATAACGTAATTCCTGTTCGCGTTTCTCGATATACTTGTCAATTTTGGGATAGTCACGTAGAATATCTTCAACTTTTCTAATCGTCGTTCGTTTCACTACCAATTCCCCTTTCACTCAACTCCGCAATGTCAGCAATGAAGTCCTGGCCAATTTGTGCCTGTTGCTCAGTTGTCAGCGCCGCGTTCATTTCCAGGTTGGCAACTGTGGCTCTCATTTGGATTGCTTTGGCATATTCGGCGTCAGTCATGCCTGTTCACCCACCACATTAGTACCAAACTAACGATTACAATCGTAGCAGTTGCGAGTGCCCAATATCCTAACAATTGCAATGGGGAAGAATTCCATATCGCTTCAAATATCTGTCTCACTTATCTTCCTCCACTTGATAGTTTCCATAAATCAGCGCCAACATTACCTGTGCTTCTTTGAAATTATATAAGAAGTAATCATCTTTCCATTCCCTGAAGCCATCACTAACAGGCAGCCAATCCATGAATTGTTCACATTCTTCTTTACACCTTTTTTCATCTCTGGCAAAGATAAATTCCAATGCCCCTTGGAAAGTCAGACCACTTTCCATTTCTTCCGCAAAATACTCAATTCTTTCAACGACTGGTTTAGGGAAAATTATTTTTGGTGGAACACATTTTCCGTCCTTAACTGACCAACCGTAAATACTTTTAGCCATCTTTTCAAAGTGAGTAGACACATATTTGTCAATATTTTCTATTTCTTGTTTCATTTTTCTTCCTCCACTTGATAACCATCTAGCCACGCTCTGGCAAACACTTCCGTATGCATTAAAATCCATTTGACAACGTTTGGTTTCCAAACTCCTTCGTAAGATCCATATAAAGCCACCCCTAGCTTATAATCTTCATTTTTAGCTTGCTTAATCATATAAGCCACTGCTTTCGGAATCACCGGTAGTTCGTCATACTGTTGTTTGAACTCTTCATCAGCCATAACTTTAATCTCGTCTGTTTCATTAACAATCCAATCACCAATTTCAAACGAGACTTCATTATCATCTTCAAAGTCATCGGGTTCTGGCTCAAAATCGTCAATCAGTATTGAATAATAAGCTGGCTCACCTGTTAGTGCATCAAGTAATGAGTCTGGCATAACTTCATAGCCAAATAGACTTGCCTGACTGCCGTCAAATTGTTCGGCCTTGATAGCAGCCGTTTTACGATAAATTTTAGTCATTTGTCTTCCTCCAGTAGTTCCGCGTTCTCGTGAACGTTTCCGATGACTTCAAATTGATTACTTCTAGAATCATACAAGCATGGTTCAAATAAATGCGGACCTGCCGGCTTTAAAAACACACCCGGTTTCCCAAACAAATCTTCTGAAACGATTTCATTAACAGTTGGTTCCATTGTTAATTCACTCACATCGGACCACACTTTTACAATATCGCCAATATAGATTTCCTTACCATTCACATCTGTCAGGCCGGTAAACTGTTCAGGGATGTATTTCTCTGGCTCCGTTTCAGCAAGTGCTAAAATATGGCTTGCTCTGCTGTATACCATTTCTTGCATAGCACCATACTTTCCAAACGGCATATACCACGCTCTAAACTTAATCATCTTCGCCATCTCTATTCCGTTTTATCTGCTATTCAATAACCCTTGGACGAAAATTTAACTCTTCTGTTGCTGGGTCACTCTCGTAAATTTCTTCATTGTGGGCACGCAGATAAGCATCAACCTGTGCCCAATTGTCGAATTCTTTCACGTATGGACTTTTACCACTTCGAATTGGTGGTATAATTTTAACTTTCATTTTCAGTCCTCCCCGAACGCCCGCTTATTAATGTTGTACGGCTCATATTCCTTGGATAATTGCTTGCCATCTAAAGCTTTAGCTTTGTTTGTTTCGGCGTGTTGCTTCATTCGCCGGTGCTTCCGTTTAATTGTTGACCGCTTCTTAGTGTGTTTAGGCATCTTCGTCCTCCGTAATGTAGTATTTGTTTTCGTCAATCGCGCGAATACGTCTATCCAGCCAAGCGTTATTGTGCTTTAGCTCCCGAGACGTCCTAGTTTTTCCTTGCTTGCCTTCCGTGACTAATTTAATGGCATTATACTGGGTACGCGTAATCTCCGTGTAATCGCCTGATACGGCCTTAATTCCGGGCATCTTATGCAGGTTAGCTAGCTTGCTAGGAGGTACGTTATCCATGCTGCCATATCTCGCTTCTAGCTTATGAATTACTTCCAGTTCTTTAAGCCAATTTTTTCTTGTCATAGGCTAACTTCCTTTCAAGCTCCTGTTCGTAATGATCATGTATCTCATTCGTACAATTTGGGCATGGTCCAAACGTGAAACCATAACTCCCAAGTGGTTGCTGAACAACTTTACTACCATGACATAATTCACAACTCATACACTTCTGACTCCTTCCATGTTGTCAAACAGCAATTGACAGCTAGTATCCTTAGTATATAAACGATCAATTGTCTGACCACTATACATGTTTTCTAACTGGCTTCGTGTATTGTTGGTAGTGATAATCGTTGCTAATTTGCCATCGTTAATGTTAAGGTTCCATCTGGCATTGGCAACGTCATACATCAACGTACGTAAATCTTTGTGCACTGGCTTGTAGAACCCTTTTTCAGTCGGCTTACCACCTTCAGTACCAAAGTCGTCTAGCACCAACACGTCGACTTTTTTCATGTCCTTTAGAACATAGTTTAAGCGTTCTCTGACATCTGGCGCATCGTATTTCTCATTGACCAGCCGTAGCAACTCAGCTGTTGAGACAAACATTGCTGTCTGCCCTACACTCATTAGCTGATACATGATTGCTAGCGCTAATGATGTTTTACCAACACCAGGGCCGCCTGCAAGTGCTACGTTGAACTGGTTAGTCTCTAATTGCCTAGCTAACTTAAATGCTTGATTACCAAGTTCTCTAGCTTTAGCTTGATTAGGCTGTTTATCAATTCGCCAATCATTAAAGCTAAATCGTAGCGGCACGCCTCCAGACCAGACTGACATGCGATAGTAATACCGTTTTCGGTTAGCAATTGCGCCCGCATTCGCCCAATCAATTGTTTGATGATCCAATTCTTCTTTGGTTGGCAACTTAGTTGTATCAATTCCTCTAGCCGCTACTACTTTCTGAATCGTGGCTTGATTGAATAGCTTCGTTACATTTTCCATTAGCCAAACCAGTCCTCTCGTGTTTGTGGTGCTGTGTTGTTAGAACTGTTGCCACTTGAAGTTAGTTCATAATCGTCAGTAAAGCGCCCGTTAAACCAAGTGGACCCATTCATCGGCGATTTCCAAGGGTTAGCAGCTAAGTGCTTTTTATACAGGCGTAACCGTTCAAGCAAGTACGCATTATTATGATTAACCGACTTATTACGCCAAGCTTTGTAGTGATTAAACGCGCGGCCTTTGTCTTGCTTGTTGGGGTACTCTTTCCAAATTTCATCAAAATCTTTTTTCAGTTGCACAAGCGGTGTGGCGTTAGCCGCACTATGTTTTTTATTACTTGTATTATTAACTGTAGTATTAATACTTGTATTATTCTCTCTCTGGTTTTTCGGTGTAGGGGTACTCTGGTTTTTCGGCATACCCCCCACCGAAATTCTGATATACCTATGCTCGATTTCACGTGTACCCTCTTTATAAATTACATCACGTGAAATATGACCATTGATTTCTAGCGCCTTTAACCACGTTTGAATTGTTGACTTAGCCACCCCATACAAATCTGCAAAGTAGCTATCGCTTGCCCAGCAATACCCTTTTTGATTACATAAGGCTGTTATCTCGCCATACAATAATGATGCTTTTCCCGGAAGATTGTTATCGTACCTAACGCTTGCGGGAATAATGGCGTAATAGTTTGGTCTTTCAACTTTTTCTGTCATATCAGTTCCTCCAATCATGGGCATTCCACCCATCCGGTGTATTAGTCACTGCTGTATTTACCTTTCAAGCCAATTCGTTTTAATGTTTCTTTATCTAGTTTCATGCCATCTACCGGTACGTGGTATTTTGCACTAAATGCCACGGAGCCAATTTGCTCAATCTCGCTGTGATGGACTCGACACAATGCCATAACGTGCCGTTTGGTGTGGTCGACGTGTGTTCTGTTCAAGCCGGCTCCAATAACGTCTACATGATGGATATCAGCACGATTACCGCAGATCATGCAAACTCGGTGGCGGCAACATTGAAACAGATAATATTCTTGCTCACGTGGCAATAGCTTATAGCCTTCCTTGAACGGCACGTGCCACTCAAACATGAAGTCGATGACTAGGTCGAGTAATTGGTTAGCATCGCTCACAGACGATTCTGTGGTGTCTGACAAGCTAATCTGCTTGCCAAACGTATATGACTCATACTGCAAATAAAACAAGTTTTTCAAAAAGTCTGTCGGCATGCCTGACCACGTATAGATGTCACTAAGCAACGCGAAGAACAAGCGTCGCTGTTGTGGCCTAGCTTTACGTGTGTCAGCTAATTCCCAATCCACATAAAATTGGCTGTGGGAGCCGCTAACGGTCTCTATATGGTCTAAATTAGGCTTCTCATCTAACCGTGTAACCAAATAGTATTGACCATCCTGCTCAATTAACTGCGCTCGTGACTGTTGCATCTAGTCACCCCAATGTTTGGAAGCTTTGTTTAATAACCAGTTAAAATTAGAAGGGCGATCCGTCTGGAATTTGGGGAAAACCACCGCCATGGTAACTATTAGCTGATTGACTACTATATTCTGGGGCTTGCGTATTACCAGCATTACTACTTGCTGGAGTGCTGAATCCATTACCCTGTTGCTTATTAGTCGTCGTACCAAAACCACCACTTGTGCTTTTGTGATTGCCAAAGCCACTATTTCCTGTATTGCTACTGCCTGCTGGCCGCTTAACACCATTCGGTTTGCTACCATCCTGCATAAATGGTTTGTGACTTTTGACGCTTAAATAAGTTTTACCGTTTTGACCAGTTTCCCAATCGACCGTGACAGCCAGTTTATTGCCAACGGCTTGCGAGACAAATTGCTGAATCGAATCAAATGAAGTCCCATTAGCTGCGCCTAGGGCAACCGCAATCGTGTTAAACCGTTTAATCGAAAGGTTACCTTTCTCCTCTGTACTGGTATCCCACACTTCATTGTCGAATCGAATTCGGCCACCCTTATATTTTCCATCGAGCACTTCATAATCAAATACTGCCATTGGGTTCCCGGCTTGTTGAGTTGTCGTGTATTGAGAACTGGGAGCAACCACCACATTGTATGTTCCGGCCTCCTCCACTGCTTGTCCGAGAATATTATTTGTATCTACTGTAAATAGTGCCATTTTTATTTCTCTCCTTTTTCTGACTGAATTAGCTCATTAGCTTTAATCAATTTGCGATCATCTAATCGGTTTTTAGCGTGATTTCCTTTTTCTGGATCCAGATCAATCATTCGTTCACCCGCTGCCAAGTAAATATGGCCTACTAGGTCGAACATCGAAGTAAATGCGTTAAACGTTTTTTCATTCATATCAGCTTGAAAACGACCCTCGCCACTAATTCCTGATGATCCGTTATCAAGTTGATGAGCAGTAGCATAAATCGTTTTGCCACTTTCTTTTAAAATGGTTCCCAAATCACGAAACCATAATTGTAATTTTTGATAATTCTGACGATTGTCCTTAGCAGCATTATCAATATTTTCCAATACCAAGTTTTGAAGTGCTGTAATATTGTCTAATACAATTACCTGATATTTAGTGTCTTGAATGCCTTGCATGACATATTGTTCAACCATGGCCTGAATATTCGGCATATCGCGATGTTCAAAGATAATAACATCGACGTCCTTATCACCGATCAAGACATTACTCGACATATCGAAACTGAACAACAACTTGTGGCCTACAAACTGTTTCACTACACTGGTCTTACCGGTACCACCATCACCGTATATGAAGTACATATTTGGTATCACCGGAATGTTGCCATCCGCATAAAACTTCATCTACATCACTGCCTCAAATTTAATACCATTCTTTTTCATATATGAAGATAGCCCCCACATCTGGTCTTTAGTGGCTGTAATTTTCAAAGTTCGAGTAAGAGACACTACTTCGCCGGTGTCTGTATCGACAATTTTACCGGTACTCGTTTCTTGCTGATGTTCTGCAGCCAATTGCTGTTTAAGCTCTCGCTGACGTTCACGTTCTTTGGCTGATTCAACTTGCCGGTCAATTGCCTGCAACAAGTACTGAACGTCCTGTCCTTGCTTCAATTGGTCAATCCATGGGATGGGATCAACGTCGACTGCTTGAGCATACTTGGTAATCATCGTTGTGGCAGTAGCCAACTTATCCTTGGCTTGCTTTACCACCGTCATCGACGATGCAACTTCTTGAGTGATTTGTTTGTTGCTGATGCTCTTATTCAGCCAACGAGGATCGAATTCAATTTCATCCACCCCAACGTCGTAATTGGGTGCCATTTCAGCAATCAAGTCCATCACGTCAGCTTTGCGTTGTTCACGGCGTTGAACCTCCAGCTCACCAAGCCCTTCATCAATCGGATCAATGATCATGTCGATGCTGGCTTCAAGCTTTTTTACCTCGGTTTCAAACTCACGTAATGGTTGATTATAATTTCGCTTGATTTCTTTGCGCCGATCATCAAGCGCCTTTTTGAGCTTGTTCAATTTGGCCCGCACTTGCTTGCTGTCAGTTACGTTATCTTCGGTAATTACTAAATTTGAGTAACGCGATACATATTGCGCAATGGACGCCTGCAATCCTTCCAAATTGTTAATTTTAATTGGTACCGGTTGATAGTCCACCGTGTAGTCTGGCAGATTAATTACTTCATTCGCCATTATTCAAGCCCCCGTAATTCGTTCAATTCTGTTTCACTCTTATCCAACATCTTGTACAACTTGGCCAGCGATTCACCATCACTGATCCAAACACTGTTGATAACATGCTTTATAAACTTGATGTGATTGTTCACGATTTCTTCCATAGCTACCGTCCTCGCTTTCTTAGCACTTGCAAACGAGACTGCTTTGGAATAGAGTAGATGTTGTTTATAATTGTCTCTTCCATTAGTCCATCGTTAGCCGCTACTAGCGATGGCTTTTTTTGCACTCGTTTCCAGTTGTTAACTGATAAAACTGATGCTTTTGGCATGATCATTCCTCCTACTTGAGCACTTGAATACCATTGGTAATAATCTCGAATTGTTGTCCATTTTGTTCAATTACAGCTACATCTTTTTGAGTGCGCAATGTGAACGGAATTTTTTAATATCCACTACTTTGCCAACGCCGGCTTCTCGTATTAATTGGCCGCAACTATACTCAGCCTTGAAACTCACCCGATCGCCTACATGAACTTTCATGATCATTCCTCCATTTCTAATGCTTCTTGCCAATCAATGACATATCCGCCACCAGGACACTTGCTAACTGAAATATCTTCTTTTGATAGTGTGTTGATAACGCCGATACTAATTCCAGACTTGTTCCAGATGATTGAGTGATGGCCTGACAAACTAGCAACATTCATTTCAAGTAGTAAATCATTTGCTTGTGCCTTGTCAGCATTGGCAACTAATTTATTGCCAAGTCCAACAAATGCATCTGTGTCTCTTACCATTACATTTCCTCCTTAAATTCCAAACCAGTTTCTAATTTCATGGCGCTTATACCATACGGATGTCAACGCCCAAGTTAATATCGCTACTTCTACCATGGCAATTCCTCCTTATGAGTTGAATCATCATCTACCCGCCTAGGTTTTAATTACTCAAAATGATTCAATAACCATTTTTCGACTGGGGCGTACCACTTTCCGTCTTCTTCTGGCTTTGGGAACCCTTATTTGTCGCGATAGTGCTTGTCAAATGTATCAACTTTGATTCCAAACTCAGAGTAGAAATCTTTACGTCCAATCATTTTATGATCAACAGCTTGCTGACTACGCCCATCCGCGATTCCTTGTTCATATGCTTGTGTGAAGAGTTTCGACAAAGCACTTATCAAACTGTCCATCCTGGTCACTCCTTTCGGTGTATAATTTTGTTAGTTCAATTAATTGAGGTGATGAATATGGTTAATGAACAAGACTTAATTGCCGCTATTCGTTTGCATGCGCCAAGCCATTTGCCCGGCCCAGTTAGCATTGATGGTCTCCTATCCGAATTAGGAATTAATGATGAGAGTCTTTTGACGAACGCTTTGAAATCTTTACAGGATAAGGGATACTTACAATTCGGATACGGTAATGGAAAGATAAAGCGTATTAGTCTAAATACATCTTTCCCTCTATAAGTTTTTTAGTGACCCTTGTTCACGGTAAGGGTCACCTTTTTGAACTACTAGCCAATTGTTTGCAACTAAGTCTGTGAACGTTGGTTCCCAACAAACCGAAAGCTGTTCACCATGTGTAAACGCAATTATCTTCCTTTTGTATCAGTCGCTTGAACGTAGTAAGTTGAATCATATTTCAAATCACTAGCTCGAACGATCTTCCATTCCTACCTGCCATTTTTAGTGCATCTACTAATTCCATATTGCTAATCCTCCTATGCTGGTTCCTTGTCGAATCTAAGTGACGTCTGCCGAATAATCGTTTTAGTTGCTGTAGACGGCTCCCAATCATTAATGAAGTCCATTACCATCTGGTAGTCCTTCTTGCGTAGCATTGACCGAGCACTCACGTTAGCAATCTTCTTGATTCCACTGCCGATATCTTTGAACAGCTCGCCTCGTTGTTTCTGTGTGATATGACCATAGCTATGTGCGACTTCCGACACGCGCTGATTAACACGCCGGTTAAGCGCACTATATTCAGGATTAGGAATAACTTGGTTCTCTTTGAGGTCTTTCACATCGCCCTCTACACTGTCTAGCGCTGATTAGTTTCCTCATTGGCTTGCAGCGCCAATCTGGCAATCTCTCTCGGTGATTGGCAATTTCACTTGTTCTTCCATAGAGTTGAACGCTTCAATGTATTTGAGCTTAAATTGAAGTGCCTTGTCTCCCGTGAATCCCATCGCTAGCAAAGTGAAACCATCTCGATTCATGTAGAAAGCCCGACGATTGCGGTTGTAACTATCTGGAATATTTGTTTCACTGAACATCTGCGCAAAATTGCGCACATCTCTTTTAAGATTAGTGATAGCTTTCAAAACATCTCGATGGTTCTTTTCAAATACCTCTGCTACTTGCAAGCTACTAGTAACAGCTTGCTTATTCTTCATAATTACTAAATCATTCATGTGGATCATCCCTTTCTATGCTGGTTGTTTGTAGTCCATTGGCGTAAACAAAAACTTGATTTCGTATTCAGGAAAAAACTTTTCTTGAATTTTTAAAGCTTCTGTAAATTTGAACGAAGACTTGCCGTTTATTTTGTCAGCCACCGTCTGGTATCTAACATTCAACAGATCAGCAATATCTACTAAAGAAACGTTTTTTTCTTTTCTGACATTGTTAAGATTATTCAACATATTTTCCTTCCTTTCTAAGTACGAAAATTCGTATGTTTTTAATAAAAAATAATGCCCTCCTTGAACATGACCTAATGATATACGAATTTTCGTATCGAGTCAATACAAAAATTCGTATTTTTCTAAATAATTTTATATACATACGATTTTTCGCATGTACAATAGACACATATTAAGGGAGTGAATGGATTTTGAATAAAGAAGAATATTTAAAAATTTAATGAAATCAAATACGGTAACGTTAAATCTTTTTCAGAACATGCCGGATTGAAATACACCACCGTCGTTCAATTCTAGAACGTGGGTTTAAACCTAAATAGAAACGTTATAAAAATTTGTGATGCCTTAGGCATAAAGCCAGAAGACATTTTAAAAGTAGAAGATCCATTATTAATGATACCAATAAAAAGATGATTCAATTAAACCCTGATCGTCAGCAAAATGTTTACAACTACGCCGACAATCAACTGAAAAACAAAAACGGTAAAGTGTTAACTTGCTACTCTTGGTAAGTCAGCCGCTAACCTACTGAGTTGACCTATGTGATGTAGAAATTGAACATGATGACTTCACCGACGTACCGCACGGGGCAGACACAGCCATCCGTATACAAGGCGATTCGATGGAGCCACTGATCCACGATGGTCAAATTATCTTCTACCATCAGCAAGAAGAAGTTGAAAATGGTGAGATTGCTATTGTTGAAATTGATGGTGACGGTGTTACTTGTAAGCAAATTTACTACGACTACACTTCTGATGAAGTCATCTTGCGATCTATTAATAAAAAATATGAACCACGTCATGTTAAAGATGACCAGGTACGTATTATAGGCAGAGTTATATTATAGGAGCTTATTGCTCCTATGCTTATGCGCCAAAAAGAACACACGTTCTACATATTTAGCGGTATTATACTTACATAAGACCAGATACGGATGTCGGTAAAAGCTGGGAAATTTGGAGGAATTATTGAATGTTTATAACGATTTTGGGATGGATAATTATTGTCTTTACTGTGCTGGTATGTATCGGCATGTTTGCAAAAAATGAAGACGGAACCAGCAATTCCATTAGCCAAAAAATACTGGCAATTGTTGTGAGTGTATTGGTAATATTTTTTGGGCTGTATTTGTCTGGTCATTCTAAGCGTGTTAACGAGGCAAAACAAGAATCTATTAGCTCATCACGAAAAGAATCAATAAGTCAATCTAAAGAAGATAGCAAGTTTTCATCAAGCGAAGATAAAGAGTCTAGCGAAGACGATGAGAACGGAAAACTATTTATCAGGGATTTCAATGCTTATCTTTCTAACAAGAAAATGGGAACTTCAAGTATTGAAGATGGAGTTGTTAAAGTTGTGCTTCCAAATTCAGTCGAAAATATGAGCGTAGCAGATTTTACAGCTTTAGCTCAAGAAATTTACGACCATGCTAATACTCTTGCTAATGGTGAAGACTATGATGCCGGAATAATTTATTTCTACTCTCAAAATGGTGGCGAACTAGCAAGATCTACGTTCGGCGGTGGTATTAAAATTTATAAGGAGTAACTATAATGGGACTACTAATAATGATCGTCATCTTTCTAGCACTATGGAAGATATTAGGAACACTAGGCCACATCTTTTTGCCAATATTAGCCGTACTATTTATCCTGGCAACCTGGATTCCTTCACAAGCAATTGTTATGGTGATTTGGGTGCCAATCGCGATATTATATTTTATCGGCTTAGCCGGGTATAAACATGCTAAGCAGAACTAGTATAAATATATTTTAATCGGGGTAAAAGTTATGGAATTGTATGTAGGAACGTACAGCACACACGTGTTCGACTTTACCATTGCAATTGGCATCATTTGCTTCATAGCGCTAGTCGTCATGTTAGTTTACTGGAATCACAAGGGAAAATAGCGCCCTCGCCCACTACAGCCTAGCGGGCAACATGCGAGCGTAGTTCAACGGTAGAACATGTCCACTCCAAAATAGAGTCCCCCGCTCTTATCAACTACTATGCAGGTTCGACTCCTGCCGCTCGCATTTATAATTAATATAGGACCTTTAGCTCAGTTGGTTAGAGCAGATGGCTCATAACCGTCCGGTCGTTGGTTCGAGTCCAACAAGGTCCATCTTTGCGAGCGTAGTTCAACGGTAGAACAATGTTCCAAGTCTTGAAGCCCATTCTTTCTTGGAGTACTATGCAGGTTCGACTCCTGCCGCTCGCGTTGACCAAATACTGATGTCATTAAAAGCTGTCTTGTTTGGGGGTGATTAATATGACATATTTTGATCCTGACGAAATACTTCAAACAAAAGAAGAAGCTTTAGATTACATGGAAGTGCATGGCATTATGACAGATGCCACCTTTCCAAAGCTTAATGATACGGGAAACACTGATAAACACATGGCTCCTGTTTACAAATATCTTAGAGAAAATGGTATGTATATACTTCACACTGGTTTCTATGATAGAACATTTAATTTTGGTGCAATATACTTTATGTTTGATGCAAATCGCTTTGATTATCAAACTGCACCAGCTGAAGTTAAGAAGATTTTGAAAATTTGGTCAAAGTTTCAATCTAATTAAACTAAAAAGCACATCCCCTCCCGCCAAGAAGTAAGATGTGCTACCAATAAAAGCCAGTGGATTGCTCCACTCTTTTTACATACATAATATTATCACAACTAAGGAGGTGATGCCTGCAAGTCCTTAAAATTCTACCCGCCTAGGTGAAATTTAAGGAGGAAATATAAATGGCAAGTATTAAAAAGAAAAATGGCAAATGGGCCGTTCGCGTTAGTTACTATGATGAATTTGGCAAACGGCACTTTAAAAACAAGAGTGGCTTTTCTCGTAAAAAAGAAGCTGAACAGTGGGCAACTAAATTGGAACAAGCTAAGTTTGACCAATCCATAGGAAAAACCGATACAACGACAGTCTTTACAGATTACTACGAGAAATGGTTAGAAACCTATAAATTTGGCAAAGTTTCCCGAATTACAGAACAAGAATATCGATATACTCTTCGCCAAATTGCTGAGTTACTACCCAACGTTCAACTGTCGTCAATGACAAGGCTGCGTTATCAACAATTTATCAATGAATTTGTGCACGGTAATGCCAAGCAACGTGCACAGCGACAACTGACAGATAATCAACCATATCATAGCAAGTCATCTGTTGAAAAATTGCATGGTCACATTCATGCTGCAATTATCGATGCCGTAGCTGATAATTTAATAAAGACCGATTTCTGCTGACATGTTGAATTAGGTGGCCACTCCGGTAAACCAGCACAACTAAAATACCTTGACGCGAAAGACATGCAAACACTAGCCGCTGAGGTCAATAAAAATATCAAGCTAATTTCTACTGGAAAATCAATGATCTACACCGGCCTACTAACTGGTATGCGAGTAGCCGAAGTTTCTGCGCTCACTTGGACTGATATCGATTGGCAAAATAAGACTATCCGCGTTAATAAGTCATGGGATTATGTTTATGGTCAAAAATTCAAGAAAACTAAAACCGAATCGAGTATTCGGACAATAACCGTAACTGACGATCTTTTAAATCATCTTAAGACGCTACACGCTTTACAGATGGCAGCTAAATTGGACAACCCAGATCATTTAGTTTTCATGAACAAACGTGGTCGTATTCCCTCTCCAGGAGCATGTGATAACCTGCTCAAAAAATACTCCGACTCATTGGGGATTAAACGGATTAGTTTTCACGGGTTACGGCACACCCACGCTAGCTACCTGCTCTACTGTGGCGTAAAGATGGAATACATTTCCAAACGGTTAGGCCATAAGAACAGTTCCATCACTCGTAACGTTTACGCTCATATGATTAAAGAAGACCAACGGCAGGAAGACAAACGGACCTTAAAAGCCCTCTCTCAGGTCAACTAA